AGGAAATCAGAAATCATCTTAACCTAATTTGCCCATTTAGAAGTAAAGAATCTAAAGACAGTATAGTTAGACAAGTGGAAAATCTATCTGAATTAGACACAGCTGTTTACGAGTGGAATGAAGTAAAGGCAAAAAGATGGTCTAAAGAACAATCAGCAACCAAGTATAATTTTAGTGGTGACTTGACAGGCAAAAAACATACCTTTATGTGTAAACAAGGTAGTGCTTATAGAACTTATCATAGAATGATGACCAAGTATCTGGAAACAGGTAATGATTGTCAAGTGATATTTCATGTGTCCAGACCGACTAAAAAATCTTCTATCTCAATTAAACGAGAAAGAACTATGGAAGACTGGAATACAGGTCTAAAAAGACTACAAGACCTAGGTTGTAAAACAGACTTTATGAAAGTCGCTGGTTTCTTACCACAAGAAAAAGGTAAGGATAACTGGTCTAAATTAGTACAGGTAAAATAATAAATGAGTGGCCAAATCAGGCTTGCCTTTTTTGGTCACTTACTATATAATGTGTAACATGAATAACAAATGCGGAAATAGTTTAAAAGTAAAACACTTGGTTTCCAACCAGGAGAAGTTTGGGCAGTACATTCTTTCCGCTCCAATTTTAATATGAGTAAAAATACATGATGAAACATAAAGTACCATTCGTAAAATTTAAAGTCCGAGAAGCTGGCGTATGGGTTGAAAAGACAACAGATGACTTTTTTGGTGGCAAAAGAGTTGTAGTATTCGGATTACCTGGTGCATTTACACCTACTTGTTCAAGTAAACAATTACCAGGTTATGAAACAAAATATAAAGAATTCAAAGAGAGAGGCATTGACGAGATATATTGTGTATCAGTTAATGATTCTTTTGTAATGAATGCTTGGGCAGAAAAAGAACATATTGTAAATTGCAAAATGATTCCAGATGGCTCAGGTGAATTTTCAAGGTTAATGGGAATGCTTGTCTGTAAAGACGATAAAGGATTTGGTCAAAGGTCTTGGAGATATTCTATGGTTATAAATGATGGCATTATTGAATCATTGTTTGAAGAACCTGGAAAATGTGATAATTTGACCAGCGACCCATATGGTGAATCATCACCAGAGAGTATGTTGAAATACTTGACAAACTAATAATAGGAGAATATATAATGAATCTTTCAACAGATACAATTGATGTATTGAAAAACTTTTCAGGCATTAATCAAAACATTTTGGTTAAACCTGGTAAGACAGTACAAACAATTTCTACAATGAAGAATATCTTGGCAGAAGCTGAGATTGGTGAGGAGTTTGGTAGTGAATTCGCTATCTATGACTTGCCTGAATTTTTGAGGTCTATCGACTTGTTTGATAGTCCAACTCTAAACTTTAATGGTGGTGCAAATGTAACCATCAATGAAGCAAAGTCTAAACAGAATATTAAATATTTCTTTGCAGACAAATCAGTAATCGTATCACCTACGAAATCTATTACAATGCCTGATAACTTTGTATCGTTTACTTTCAAAAAGGAAAACTTTGCAAAACTTATGAAAGCAGCTACAACACTAAATCTAATTGATGTTGCAGTTATTGGTAATGGTAGTAAGATACACATGGTTGCCACAGATAAAAAGAATAAATCATCAAATGAATATTCTATTGATGTTGGTGAAACTGATAAAACATTTAAAGCCTACTTCAAAGTAGAGAACTTTAAAATGATTACAGATGACTATGATGTAAGTATTTCATCACAAAAGATTAGTCACTTTGTTAATCGTAACAAAAAAGTCCAATATTGGATTGCGTTAGAACCAGATAGTGAGTTTTAATGGCAAGTATAAAACTAAAAAAGATAGAGTATCATAGTGTACATAGTCACTTTACCTACGAAATAGATGAAGAAGCAGCTGCTGAAACATTTGGTTCTGTAGATAGATTTAAAGAGATTATTTCACATCTTGGTCCTGATTGGGGTGGTCCTGAACCAATTGGTAACAAACCAACGGATGAAGAAGATGATAAGTTAATGGATTTTTTAGGCGAACATGACTATGATAGAGAAGAAGATTATTTCTCTGATAGAAAAGGTGGTTATGATATCACTTATGAAATAATGAAGCCTAAAAATAATGAATAAAGTGGAGTTTATATTATGTCAGACTATTTGTGGGTCGAAAAGTATCGGCCAAAAACAATCGAAGATTGTATCCTTTCAAAGGATATAAAAGAAACTTTTAGTCAGTTTCTAAAACAAAAAGAAATACCTAATCTGTTGTTATCTGGTACTGCCGGTACTGGTAAAACGACAGTTGCACGAGCCTTGTGTGAAGAACTTGGTGCTGATTATATCATCATCAATGGTTCAGATGAAGGCCGTCAAATTGATACACTACGAAACAAGATTAAGAATTTTGCTAGTACAGTATCACTTACCGAAGAAGCCAATCATAAAGTTGTAATTATAGACGAAGCAGATTATATGAACGCTGATAGTGTTCAACCTGCCTTGCGTAATTTTATTGAAACCTTTTATAACAATTGTCGTTTCATATTTACCTGTAATTACAAGAACAAAATTATACCAGCCCTACATAGTAGGTGTACTGTTATTGATTTTGCAATTAAGAATGGTCAAAAGGTACTAACTGCTAAGGCATTTATGGAAAGAATGGCTGGTCTATTAAAAGGCGAGAACATTGAATTTGATAAAAAAGTGTTAGCAGAATTAATACAGAAATACTATCCTGATTTTCGTAGAACTATTAATGAACTTCAAAGGTATTCTGTTAGAGGTAAGATTGATAGTGGTATATTGTTTAGTCTATCAGAAGCAAATACTAAAGAACTTGTAAAAACATTAAAAGATAAAAAGTTTAATGATATGAGAAAGTGGGTTGTTCAGAATATTGATAAAGAACCAGCTTCTCTTTTTAGAGGTATCTATGATAGTATGTATGAGGCACTTGATAGTAAATCAGTACCACAAGCAATTTTAATTATTGCTGGTTATCAGTACAAGGCAGCTTTTGTTGCAGACCATGAGATTAATATGGTCGCTTGTTTAACTGAGATTATGGCCAGTTGTAAATTTAAATAATGATAAGCGGGTGTAGCTCAGTAGTAGAGCAATTCGTTGCCAACGAATAGGTCGCAGGTGCGAATCCTGTCACCCGCTCCAATAATTGATTGGAATATATTATGTATGAATTAAAAGATTATCTCAATGCAATAAACTTTGAGAAGAAACCTTTGTTAGATACTGAGGACCTAACATGGGAAAAGAAATACCCTCCCTTTATAATCAACAAGTGTTTGTCTATGCACTATGATACCATAGCTCAGGCTAATGAAATGAATGGTTTTCATTTCTTAGATAAGAAGCTACAGTTTCATTTCTATATAAATAGTATAAGAAAAGCAAAGCGATTTGGTGGCAAGTGGTTATCACAAGCCAAATTGAAAAATATAGAGTATGTAAAAGAGTATTATGGATATAGTAATGAGAAAGCTAAAGAGGCTCTCAGCATACTAAACGACAAGCAACTTGAAGATATAAAAATAAGCCTTTCTAAAGGCGGGAGAAAAAGAAAATGAGCGAAGAAATATCATGGTCGGCTGAAGATATGTTAGAGGTCACCATTAAACAACCAGACGACTTTTTAAAAGTCAGAGAAACCTTAACAAGAATTGGTGTAGCAAGTAGAAAAGATAAAACTCTATATCAATCATGTCATATTTTACACAAACAAGGTAAATACTTTATAGTACATTTTAAAGAATTGTTTGCCTTAGATGGTAAGAAGGCAACACTTGTTGAGAATGATATACAAAGAAGAAATACAATTGCCATTCTATTACAAGATTGGAGTTTAATTGAAATCGTACAACCTCAATCTGCTGAAAATAAAGCACCTTTAAGTCAAATTAAAGTATTGCCTTTTAAAGAAAAGAAAGAGTGGAATTTATCTGCCAAATATAATATTGGTAAAAAAGTTGAAGATAACAAAGAGGGTGCCGAACAGTAAATGCTTGTACCACAATTTAAACAATTCATAGGCGAAGAAAAGGAAGAGAAACCGTTTTTAAGGTTGCTCATTGTTACAGATGAGCCAGATAACGCAAAAGAATTCCATACTGCCGATAGATTAAAGGAAGAATGTGATAAGTTAAATTATCCATATTACTTGTTTAAATTAACAGGTGGTTATACAACTTTAGAGGACGGTGTTCGTAGATTTCATAATAAAGATGATGATAAAGGTTTTGAAGTAGGTGCAATGACAGTTGCTATTATTCGTGGTAGTATTAGTAGAAAAGATAGTTGGCTAGATTTTGTATCAATACTTGAAAGAGCAAATGCAACACTCGTAAATCCTAGAACTACAATTAATATGTGTGCTGACAAATATAGAACAGCATTAAGACTTGCAGATTATGGTCTAACACAACCACAAACAAAGTTAATTAATGACCATGAAAAATCAAATGAGATAGTTGATAACTCTGGTATAAAGTTTCCTTTAATTATGAAAACCCTTAGAGGTAGTAAAGGTGTTGGTGTTTTATTTGTTGATAGTCCAAAAGGTTTAGATTCAATAGTACAGTTAATTCATAAACAAGATGAAGACGCAGACCTATTAGTACAAGAATATATCAAAACAGATTATGATGTAAGAGTACATATACTAGGTGGTAAGTTTTTAGCGGCTATGAAAAGACCAGTTATTGAAGGAGATTTTAGGTCAAATGTATCACAAGGTTCAGAACCAGAAAAAATTAAATTAACAGAATTAGAAATAGAAGAATCCTTAAAAGCTTCTAAAGCAGTTGGTGGATATTGGACTGCTGTTGACTTTATACCAAGTAAGAATAGAGAAAAACAACCACCATATATGTTAGAAGTAAATTCATCACCAGGTACAGAGGGTATTGAAGAAGCTACTAAGATGAATATTGCAAAAGAAGTTATTACACATTTTGCAGATAAGGTAAATAGATTTACGGTACCAACAGAATGTGGTTATAAAGAAATACTTACGATTAAACCTTTTGGTGAAATAGTTGCCAAGTTTGATACAGGTAATTCAGGTATGCCAGTTATTCATGCAGATAAAATTAAACCATTATCTAACACCAAAGTACAATGGTCTTTATTAGGTAAAACTATTGAAAGTAGAATTGTAAGAACTGAAAATATTAAAGTTGGTGGCTTAAGAGATTATGATGAAGACCGATATGTCGTAAAACTAGATGTAGAATTTGCCGGTGGTTTCTATAAAGATGTAGAATTTACCATTGACGATAGAGAAGATAGAAGTCCAATACTTCTTGACCGAGCATTTATGAATAGACTAAATGTTATGGTTAATCCACAAAGAAAATATGTGATTACGACAAAATACAGCTTGCCAAACTAGGCTAGTTGTGTTATAATATATAATAATTGAAGGAGTAAAGTATGAGTGAAGTGAAGATAGTAAGATTGCAAACAGGTGAAGATGTAATTGCTAAGATGGATAAAGATACCATGGGCAACTATACATTTGATAAACCATTTGTAATTATTCCCACACAATCAGCCCCAGGCAAACCAGTACAATTGATGATGACCCCGTATATGCCATATGCAGATGACGATTTAATCACTATTGCAATGGATAAGGTTGTGACAACAGTTAAACCAAAAAAAGAAATATTAGCTTCGTATCAAAAGAATACGAGTAGTATCTTAACACCCGAAGGCCTTATTACAGAGAACAAAGTACCAGGTCTGTAATGGAAACAATTACGGTATACTTTGTCAGAAATGGCAGTAAGTTACCTGTCGAGGTAGAACCTGGTGCCTCTTTGATGGAGGCTGCAAAGTTTTATTCAAAGACAGATATACCAGAAATACCGGCAGATTGTGGAGGTGCG